ATTTTAAAGCGCAACCCCCAGCGCATAAGGGGGAAAGTAGTTCTGCTGACTTAAGTGCAGAAAAACCAAAGTGCCCAAAACCAGCGAGCATTACGCGTCAAGCTAATGATTTCGTTAAATGGTGTGAGCAGGATCCGTTAGACGATTCTCACTCAAAAGACCATTGTTTTGAGCCCCAGTCCGGAGAGGCTGGGACTGATGTGACGACTAGCTCTGAGCAAGCGACTGAACAGTTGGTTGGGTTTAACGACCAAACAGCCGGCTGGATGACGGATGTGAAAGCTGGTTACGATGATACCATGGATACCGCGACTAAGGTCGGGAGTGATCTTGGGGCGTTCTTAGAGCGTCCCGTGAAGTTGAGCTCCCAAACCTGGGCCGTGTCTAATCCATTGTTTTATCAGTTGAATCCTTGGGAAGTTTTCTTGAATGATCCATTCGTGAGAACTAAGATTGCTAACTACGAGCTTCTTCGAGGTTCAATGCACATCAAGGTACTAATTTCAGGAACAGGATTTCATTATGGACGCTCCCTAGTGTCCTATAATCCACATTCTGCCTTCGACGAACTTGCGGTGACACGCAATTTTCTCGATGTTGATCTTGTGCAGGCTAGTCAAAAGCCTCACATTTATATCAACCCGTCGAAGAATGAAGGTGGTGAAATGAGCTTACCATTTTTCTTTCCAAACAATTATCTATCTCTATCTAAGGGTGAACAGAGTCTTATGGGTGAACTAACAGTGAAGTCGTTTAGTAACCTGTCTCACGCTAATGGAGGTAATGATCCCGTCACAGTGCAAATCTGGGGATGGATGGAAAATGTTTCACTTACTATGCCTACCAGTGTAACACCGTTTACACCTCAGGCTGGTGGTAAGCCAAACCCTAAGAAGAAGAACGGAGGAGGAACCATGAATAGTGGTGATGAGTACGGGAAAGGAATTATATCCCAGCCAGCTTCTGCGGTAGCTAAAGCTGCTGGGATGTTGCAATCCATTCCCGTGATAGGACCTTACGCAAGAGCAACCGGCATGGTTGCATCTAAAGTAGGCGATGTCGCATCACTATTTGGGTATTCTAGGCCTCCCGTTATTTCTGATACTGTCATACAGAAGCCTAGTCCAACAGGAAATTTGGCTAATGTAGATGCCCCCGATGCCGTTAATCGGTTGGTGCTTGACTCTAAGCAAGAGTTGACCATCGATTCGAGAACAACGGGGTTGGATGGTGAAGATCAGATGGATATTGACAGTATTTGTTGCAGGGAATCTTATCTAACTTCATTCTCAATGTCTCCTTCCGATGCACCGGAAAAGATATTGTGGAATTCCTATGTTACTCCTACATTGGCACGAGTCAATGCTGAAGAGATCCACATGACACCGATGTGTGCCATGTCACAGTATTTCGAAGAGTGGCAAGGAACTGTTAAATTTAGATTTCAGATTGTTAAGAGTCAATTTCATAAAGGTCGTATTTTGGTAAGGTACGATCCGAGATCCTTTGGAAATGATGTTAACTATAATACGAATTACTCCCGTATTGTTGACATTGCTGAAGAAGAAGATTTTGAGATTGAAGTTGGATGGGGACAAGCCCGTCCGTTTCTGAAAACTTTCGATTCTGATACAGGAGGTACAGATTTTTCAGCATTATATGGCACGACTCGTTTAGCCACAGATAATCTTGATTTATTTAATGGTGTTTTGGAAGTCAATGTTGTCAACAGTTTGGTTTGCCCATCTGCTGACTCTGATATCCAGATCATCGTTTCAGTATCTTCTTGTGATATGAAATGGGGAGCACCATCACCCATTCAGTTGAAGAATTTGCATTATTTCCCTGATCCAACGGCAACAGCCTTCTCGCCTCAGAGTGGGGAGATTTTAGCCGAAGGTGAGTCTATGGAATCCGGTCAACCGATGGGATCCAAACCTTTGGAGCCCATTAATAAGCAGTTAGTGCCGGACGATCATACTATGGAAATTTTCTTCGGAGAAAATCCTACGTCGATTCGGGAGTTATTTCGGCGTTACGTGCATACCAAGACATATGTTTCACCAGCTAATGCGGATGATCAGGCAGTCGTTGTGGGTAAATACTTCTTGAAAGGATTACCCCCACAGACTGGCTTTGATCCGGAAGGTGATGATATTACGTTGGATGGAACTACGCCGGGAACAATCGGAAACACTAGTCCAATTGCATATTTCTCCCCAATGTACGCCGGATGGCGTGGAGGATTGCGGCACAAACTCTTGTTTGCGACAACGGGTGACACTGAGACTACCCCTTCTGTTTCACGAGTTGGTTTTGTTAACTCTATCGGTTGGATCTCAGAAACTCTCTTTGCTGGCAGTAACTTGGCTGCTTCGCTCTCTGACACTTTGGGTTTATATTCTAATGCGGGCTCTGCTGCCACTAACACTGGAATTAACAACACCATCGAGTATGAGCTCCCATATTACAGAGGCCAGAGATTCTCTCCTGCTCGTATTATTACTGCAACAGGCAATCTATCGGACTCCGTTGCGGTGCAAACTGTCACTAATGCTGGTGGCCCTAGAGCATTTCAGGATTGGGTGGCTACAGGAGAAGACTACACCTTGTTTTTCTTTACAGGCGTGCCTATCATGTATAATTACAGGATTTTGCCTATCCAAGATTAGGCAGCAGCTCTCGGTAAGCTAATACTGCCGTGTAAGTGTTTTGATCGTTTTTCAAACGATTGGTTATGAATGAAACCAAAAAACTTTCTATTGTGGAAATTGATATATCCCACTATTACTAACATATATCAAGCTTGACAGGCTTAACCTGTTTAGTCCCTGGGTGGTCCAGGGAGCGTGCTGACTTGTCAGTTCGTTGTGAGGAGCGAATGCTCTGCAATTATTATAGTTTGAACTATTTTGTTTTATATTGCGGGGATTCGTTCCCGCAGGAATTTACAGATAGATCACAACTTTCTAGTTGCGCTCACACAATGTTCGATTTAAGACCACATCGGGAGACTATACTCCCGGTGCTAATGGTCACGAACATCCACGTGTGGCCACTTATGCAAA